CCATGAAGTACCAGCGGTAACAATGCTCTCTGGATAGTAGTAGTAATGAAGTTCCACCCCGTAGTTTGCATCAGGTGTTGGCCCGATAATCAAGGAAGTATCAGAGAACTGCGCGTAATGCGCGGGAGTCCCTGTAGAAGTAGGGGTGGGGTAAGCTTCGCGGATGTAGTTCACATCTTTATTCAAGAGGAAAGACTGCGCTGTGGTTGTTGGGTCTATGACTGACAAGGAGAACGTAGCCAACCAATCGGTAGGTAACGTCAGGTACTTATCCCCACTAGTCATCGCACCTGTTTGGTTCTTCCGTATAGCTGGAATCTGAACCGTGTTGTAGATACGCTCCTCTGCCAATTGAACAAACGTGGGAATGCTGGAGACAAACAACGACTCCGTGTTCTCACAGTAGTTCTCAATGGTAGAGACGAGCGTAGCGTAGTTCATCGGTTAGCCCATTGGCCCACGAGCCATCTTGCCTTTGGTCTGTGCTTTACCGCCACGCACTTGAATGCCAGAGGTTTTTACATCGGTCTGGGGATAACCACTGCCACCAGAACCCGCAGGAACCTTAACAGGAGTGGGTGTCTTGTATTGGGTAGTAGCCATTACCGACCTCGCTGGTTGTTGGCACGGGCCATGTTGCGCCCAACTTGTTTCATCGCCAGAGAGGTAACGCCACCTTTTTTCATGCCGTGCATCGACTTCTCATGACCCTTTACGCCCTTCTTCACTTCCACATCGGCAATCGCTTTAACTTGTTTCTTGTCCATATCCATCTCCTAATTAACAGACCAGTACGTTATGTCCGTAGGGACATGGTTGATATTTGCTTTCGCCACCAAGTAGTACCCACCACTGTAAGACGCTGCATCACCAACAGAGTAAGACGTTGTTGCACTCCAAGCCGCTACGTTAATCATCACCGTACCAACCGCCCCTAGCGAAGTCAGATAGTTAGGTGTCAACCCCGCATCGTTCTGACTCGCCCCACCGACTGGATTCCAGCCCCATTGTATAACCCTACTGCCACCAGCACCATCGTTCCCTAGTTCATAATAGCTTGTGTCTGGCCTAGGCTCACGGACAGCTTGTGGGTCATCTACTGGGTACATCCCTAACTGCAACTGCGGTTGATCCTGTTCCCAGCATTCTGGGCATACTTTAATGTTAGTTAGCTTAGTCTTGATTGTTAGCTTTTTAAGTTCTTTTAACTTAAACCGTTGCCCACAACGATCACATTCCGCAATCGCAAACTTGCCAGATGAGAACTGATTAGGCATAGAACAAATTTCTTGGAACGTACCTATCTGAAGCTTTTTCCCTATCTTCCGCAGAAGCTAGTTCCCATTGCCGCTCGTACTCTGCCTGAAGGGTAGGAAGCCTCATCTCAGCGCCCGGAATCTTCATGGAAAGATAATACGCAAGACCCGCAACCATACATGGCATAAACCGAAAAGGTATGTCTTGTCCATTGAGACCGTCACCTGCATCTTGGATTCTCCTCAAACGCCAGTAGACATAGGTATAGGTTTGGCTATTATCAGGCTTGGGCCAAACATGTATTTGGGGATACGCAACTGTACCCGTAGCTCCAGTAGCTCCACTAAGTCTTTGCACCCAGACTTGGATAGGCCGTCCTGTAGCGTTCTTATTAGGTATAGTAGCGTATGTGGATACACTAATACGGCTGATTGAAATGTCAGTCTGGTTTGTTCCCGTACCTGTACGGATAACGCTATCCAACAGATCGACTGTATCAACAGGCAGGTTGTAGTCACTTACATCGGGTGTGAGTATCTGTTCCCCTTGCTCAATCGCCCACATGTTAATGCCGCGATTAGCCCATTCCATAGTTAGGAGGTTTAGGGAGCGCCTCGCCGTACGCATATCGTAGCCAGACCGCAACTCTTGGCCGCAACGCTCGAACGCCTCTTCAACCAGATTGTTTAGGTCTAGGTTGAATCCATAGGTACTTGTAGTTTTAGCGACCATTATCTATATCCTGCGGTTTTCTTAGCTACGCTTTTAGGTTGGGCTACAAACTGCTTACCTGCTGCTTTACCTTGCCTCTTCGCTTTGGTAGTGGCTGCATACTCTTGCGGACTGAGGGCTTTGATAGCGGCTTCAGGGAGGTATCTTTCTCCAGTCTTTGACGAAGGTTTCCCAGACTTAGTACGCCACTTCTGGTCACCCCAATCTTTAAGGGATTGCTGTGGCGCTTTCAATCTGAGTACCCGCCGCCAGCAGCCTTGTAGCGTTTAGCCATTAGCTGGGCTTTCCTCGCGCTCCATTGTCCAGCACCTGTACCTTGAACCGCAGCCGCTTTAACGCTGTTGAAGATACGCTTACGCAACCCCGGTTTGGTGTAGTTCCCCGCTTCATTGACCTTACCGCCCTCCTTAAATACCTTAGTAGGCTCATTCCCGTCACGTTTAATGACGTTCTTAGCTTTTGGCATTTTAGAAGGGGCGATAGCGCCCATTCCACGGGAGGGTCTCATACAAACCTTCCCCTAGTTTTACCACGCTGTGCAATGCCATCTCCACGGGCGGATACCGAACCACCGGAGGCCATCTTCTTAATCATCCCACCTTTTTTCTTGGGAATTTGGTCAACCAGATTGTTTAATTTTTGCTGGCTGGGTGGCTCATAGCTTTTAAAACCAGAAGAATCACCTCTTTCACGAACAGCTTCGGCATTTGCTGCTGTTACTGATGGGCGCGGGGTCATAGAACGTGTAACTGCAGGAGCAACAGCAGCAGGAGCCACAGGAGCCGACGGAGCCGCCACAGGAGCTACTTTTGGTGCTGCCCTACGCATAGGCACAGCTTCCCCACGCGCATTGGTAGTAAACCCTTTGTTTTGCTGGGCTGACAACTGATTTGCAACCCTATCTGGGTCTGTATACCCAGATAAACCGGCTTCTGCTTCGTCCCTGCTTGAAGCTATGGCTGCTGCATCTTCTTTAGCTGCTGCAACGGGTTTGGTTTCGGCTTTATCTTTAGGTTTTTCCCTGTCTTCAACTGGGGCTTTGTCTTTCCTATCGCGCATTGCCATTGCACCTGCAGCACCAAGAGCCGCCAGAGCCGCTAGATTCCGTATGTTAGCCATGATCAATATCCTTTAATAGCTTTTAAGCTTGGTCTTGCCGCGTTGAGCAATGCCATCTGCCCGACGAGAAGCGGAGCCAACAGAACCACCAGAGGCCATACGAATCATTGTGCCTTGGGTCTTGCCACGGGACTCAATGCCGCCGCCTTTGGCAAACTTCTTCATGAACGCAGGTTTCCCGTCTTTCATGGGCATACCGCCGCCTTTCATACCCATCTCGGCTTTCTCATGTTTCATCATAGAAGCAGGAGCGCCTTTCTTCTTCATAAACGCTACTTCCTTGCCCATCATTTTCTTAGATTCGTCCACGGAACCACCACCTTTCATTCTGCGTTGTTCGGAAAGCCCAATGGCAATAGCCTGTTTGGGGTCAGTGACTTTTTGCCCAGAAGAAGATTTGAGCGAACCAGATTTAAACTCTTGCATTACTTTCTGCACTTTTCCACCAGTAGCTTTTTTCTCTACAGGTATAGATGGGATACCTTTACCAAGGGGACTAACTTTGTCGTAGGCTTTTTTAGATGCGTCCACTTGTCTAGCATCTTCAACCTGCCGCTTCATTTCATCGGTCATTACATCTTTGGGCGCAGGTGTTTTTGATGGTTCAGCCATATCAATCTCCTAGCACTTCCAAGCCCGAAGGCTTTTGTTTATACGGCTATTGGGATCATTAGCTGTTTTGGCTGAAGTCAGTTTCTTCTTCATGCCCGTCATTCTGGCGCAAAATGAATCCTTGCGGCTACCGCCCTCGGGTTGCGGTGCTTTGAGTCCGGGTTTGCCGGGATTAGCAGCATTGTAGGAAGCCCTGCCCTTGGCGTTTAAACCACCCTTGGGGTTCTTGCCTTCTTTTCGCGTCCACGCCGCACTCATGCTGCGGTACTCAGGGTTTGTGCTGCCATCATAGACGGGTACAGCACATCCTTACCAAAGTCGCTCTTGAACTCATGGATGCCCATGTGACCTAGCTTGATTGTAGGGTCGAGCCAGATGTCCAAGCCCTGCTCCCGCGCACGATCACAGAAGAGGAAGTCCTCACCAATGTAACCTTCAGGGGTGCATTTGAAGTCAAAGTAAGCGTACATCCGCTCTTCGGTA